GCAACTGATCTTGAATTACAATACGTTACTTCAACTACATCAATTTTATGATCCATCGCCGCTTGTAAATCAACGTGATCAGATCCTATACCTGCTGTAATTGCCATTTTTAAATTTGGAGCAGTTTCCATTTTTGCTCTTGTTAAATAGTAAGGCCAAAATGGTTGTGATATAACAACATCAGCATCAACTAATTCTTTATCTGCTTGGCAACCTTCTCCGTCTTTATCAGAAGTTACAACTAATGTGTGTCCTGCATCTTCTAAAAATTTTCTTAATCCTAACTCTCCAGATACACAACCTAATAAATCACCTGGCGTAAAATCTCTGCCTTTAGGTGTAGGTAGTGTCATACCGTCTGGATATTTTTCTAATTTTGGTAAATCCTTCACAGGATAACTTGAAGGCATACCGTCTTTTGGATCGTCATATAATATACAAAGTATTTTCATTTATTTCTCCGTTATGTTCTAAGATATTTAAGCATGGTCTCAACATCAGAAACTGTAAATGGATCAGCATCATTACTTTCATTGTTTTTACCATCTTCAATAAACATTTTTGTAACTTCGCCGTTGTCTACAACCGCAGAATATCTCCACGATCTCTTACCAAATCCTTGTGCAGGTTTATTAACTAACATACCCATTCCTTCAGTAAATTTACCTTCACCATCTCCGATAGGTTTAACTTTTGTTATTTTTTGATCTCTAAACCAAGCGTTCATTACAAATGAGTCATTTACAGATACACAATAAACTTCATCTATGCCTTGTGTTTTAAGATCGTCATATTTTGCTTCATAGCCAGGTACTTGTTGTGAAGAACAAGTCGGTGTATATGCTCCGGGTAATGAAAACACTACTACTTTTTTATCTTTAAATAAATCATCAGTAGTTACATCTTTCCATTCTCCGCCAATAGCACAACCTCCACCTAATGTTTCGTCGTCATTTATTCTAGTTTTAAATGTTGTACTAGGAACCATACATTTATCTCCCCATTCACTAGCCGCTACTATTACACTTTCACTCATTACAGCCATCCTTTAAATCCAGCATTTGGATTTGTATAGATTGAACTATTTTTATCATTCTCTCTTGCTTCTACACTAATAACCCAGGCACGTCCTCTTGTTTTTTCACGTAACCATTTATCAGTCCAATCACAAAGATAATGTGCAGTACCTTCCATACCAGGTCCCATTGGATGAGTTCTAATTCTACATACTCCTGCTTTTTCTAACTCTCTAAATTTATCCATATATGGATCATCTTCATCAAGTACTAGAGTATGGTCGTACATATGTTCTAGATGTGCTTTTAATTCTTTTAAGTCACCATAGTCAACTGCAAAACCTTCTTTTGTAAATGATTTAATTCCAAATACAAAATGAAAACTTCTGCTGTATCCGTGAATTACATGACAGTTACCATCGTGTCTATATTGTCTGTGAGCACAAGGAAAGTTATAAAAACTTTTTGTGGAAGTAAATTGTTCTTCTGTTACGTTATCAAAATCTTCAGCCATTAAAAAAATCCTTTTCGTTTATTGCTTTATCGTCAACCCATTTATCATAAACTGGTTTACCTACGTTAATTGATGTAAATTTACAACCCCATTCATTAAGTTGAGCTACTGTATATAGATACCAGTCTTTTCCAGACATTCCTCCTCTGGAAGTCCAATAATGAATTTCATGACCTTTATCATATAATTCATTAACCTGTTTTATTTTTTCTAAATCAGGTTTACTATTATCATAGTCGCTACCTTCAGTATAACAAATGGTTCCGTCTATGTCAATGTAATATATCATATTATGTTAACCAGTTTGTCCAAATTAATCCTGCGGCGGCTACTGTTACCAAAGTAATATTAGTCACTATTAATGCAGGTTCTTTCCAAATTATACTTACTGTTAGCCAAAGGACTCCTCCTAAAGCTAAAACGATTGGACCTTCTGGGTAAAAACCTAATGAATTAATCGCAGTTCCAATAATTAAAGTCGCAGTGGCTAACCATTTAAGATACCAGGTTATTTCACTTATCTTTGCCAACTGCTACTATCAAGTTTTCTAAACTATCGAAAGCTTCGGAATACTTGCTCCAATCACCTTTATGTGCGATTTTAATTGCCTTGTTAATTAGTGCAGGTTTTATTTCTAATTCTTCGGCTACTGCTTTTACGGTGTCTTTTAATCCTGCATTTAAATCTTCTACTTCTGAAAGAACGTTTGCTCCTTCATCTACTATTCTTTTTAATTTGGCTTGTTCTTCTGGACCATAAGTTCTGTCACTCATAATTCTCCTCAATAAATTTAACTTATTTTACTTAATATTGATTGAAAAGTCAAGAATTCTTTTTGATTATTCTTTAGTAGGATTTGGTTTATCTATTTTTGGTTTATGTTCTTTTAATTCATATGCCCAAGTGTCGCCATCACCGTAATTGGCTGACCATTTTGGATTATCTTCTACACTATATTCTCTTGTGCTAACTTTAAAATCTGCCATTTTAGTTTCATGAGATACTAAACTTTGCTCAAACCATCTCATTCTGTTATTTGGTTGTGCGGCATATTGTCCGTTATCTAATTTCATTATATTAAATGATTTGTGTTCATCGGGTACTTCAGAAAAAGTTGTATTGAGTTCATTGTCATTGCTATGGCAACTATCTATTGTAAACATATATTCACCACTATGCATTTTTTTGTCTTTACCTAAAAATGAACAACGAAGTCCTGATAATGTTGCTTTTTCTAAAACTGTAATGTAATATGAAAAGGAATCCCAAATTTCTAAATGATCTAAAGGTAAAAATTTACTTGTATCTGCATCTGTTTTCCAAACGTATGCACTCAGAGGTAGTTTATCGTATAATGCACCATATTCTGGAAGTAAGGATTCTATATATAATGCTTTACCTGATATACTTTTTACAGTAACCCAGACAGCAGGAGTATATTTGCCTTGACCTAATAATTTCCCGTTATCATCTTTTTGCAGGTCATAGAGATATTCCATTCTAACATAACAGTCTACTGGCGGTAAGTTTGCTATTAAATAAGCCATACCTCGGTACCTCCTCTAATAATTTTTCCATAACGTAATTATAAGAGTATTTATTGTATTTTAAGGAATTGACTTTATTTTGATAACTTATTTTGAAGTTTTGTAGAAAGGTTTTCTTTGTAAGAATCTTTTTCAGTTGACTCTTTATTGTCTAAATAGTCATGTAAAAACGCATCAACATCTTCTATTGTTTTAAACGTTCCTAAATGTTTTTCACCTTGCCATACTTGGAAGTCACCATCTTTACTTTTTGTAGTGTATATTCCATATTTGTTCATATCAGGCATAGGGTTAGTTTCGCCAACATAATTTATTGAATTGTTAAATTTTTGTTTGTAATCAAAGTGATTGAATACAGTGGTTAAGTAATCAGAAGCTTTAGTAATTTTTGCTTGTATCCAGCCTTCTAGTCCTTCTGATTCACTAACACTTTTCATCATGTCATGAAGTTTAATTGAATACTTTGCGGCTTTGTATAAGTCACCTCGTGCCATTTGCACTTCGTGGTCTTTTTCAGCTTTTTGAGCCTCATCCGCTAAATTTTCTTTAATATCTTTGTACTGCATATTAGTATTTATACTCGTTTAATAGGTTGCCCAAATAAACTTACGTTAGGCATTTCGTGAGCACCTTTAACTCTACCGTCTGGGTGTTTAGGTGTAGCTACTTTAGGTACTTTAGGAGCTTTCCATCCTGATTTTCCTGGATATCCTGTATAAGATTTTTTAAATCTATCAGGACCAATTGCAACTTGTGGATTATTTACAGTGGCAATATTACCAGCCGAAGTTGCTCCTGCTGTTGCATACTCATCTACTCTAGTACTTAAAATTTCTCTAATCTTCATACTACTATTTATTAAGGAAATATCATTTGATTAATTCTGTAGATATTACCAGTAAAGCCCATTCCTTGTTTAATATATGGAGTATGTAGAATAAAATTATTATATATAACCAATCTATTCCATTTCATTTCAATTAATCCTATTTTTTCCCAATCACCTTCGGATTCTGTTATAAAATGATCTACAGATTGTTCAGGCATTTGAAGAGGAGACTGTTCTCCTTTATATGTGTATAGTGCTGTACCTCCAGAACATTCTTCAGGTGTGTTTAAGAAAACAGAAGAAGCAAAACCAGTGCGTGAAGAAATAAATTGTTTAGGAAATGTCATAGGACCATCTTGATGGGGTGTTCTAGGTTCTAACATTTCTTCATTCATTATATTTCCAATAAATGATGCTTGTTTAAACATTTCATAAATTGCATCATATGACCAATTTTTTGTATAATCCCATAAGTTAGTTAATATTTTATAAAAAGGATCTGCTAAAGGACTTAAATCATAGTATGATTCTACACGTCTACCAACCATACCACCTTTATGTGTTTCACTGATAGTACTAGGTATTGTTAGGATTAATTCACGGACCATTTTTGGATTTTTATAAAAATTGTCTGCAATAGCAATTTTATATTTTCCGATATTTTTTGTTTGAACTGTTAGTGATGGATTTATAGCAAAAACTTCTTGTTCATTTATTATTTTTATTTTCATTTTTGCCTTTATAGATTTGTTTGGCTCTTTTACTTATGCTATACTTGGCGTGGGGGACTTTTAAATTCTTTTTACCGTAAACGTTACCAATTACGTGTGGGTAGGTTACGGTCTTGGCATTAGGGTCAATGCCATAATGATGATCGTGTCTTCTTTTGATTTCGTTGATTTTCATTGTGAAATGAAAAGACAAACCTAGGGGAAACTACTAGTCTACTTTGATTATATTTTTAATAGCTTGATGTAGTTTTTCTGCAGTTCTAACACCCAATTGTCTATGTGCATACTCTTTATCTCCATCGATAAGAGCATTTATTTGATCAATCATTTCAAGTTTAGTAATACTACCGTTCTTGAAATTTGTGTTTATTGTTACTGCACTCTCGGCTATAGTTTTAGCCCAGTTATTTTCTGCTACTACTTCTGCTAATGCTGTTTCGTCTGCCGCCGCCATAGTGTATCTCCTTTAGTGTTATACTTGTATTTATATTATCTCAGCTTTTTAATTGTACGTCCTAACCCTAGTTTTTTAACGTTTTTATACTCATCTCCGGGCTTAACGTCGCTTGTAGTGTTTTGTTTAGTAATAATACCCACACCTGAAGCTTCTTCATTTTTATTCTTAATAAGTTGAACAATTTTAGTTCTAGAAGTTTCTAAAGGTACTGCTACAATTTCAAGTATTTTCATTATAATCTACCCTTTTTTAACATATCTTTAGTTATTCTAGATGGTACTTTTTGTACCTTGCCGCCTTTTTCTAAAAACTTCTTCATCATGTCATCAAGCTCTCTTTGTTTTTCTGCAGGGCTTCGCTCGCCTTTATCTGCCGAGTATGCTCTATTGATCCCTGTGAATTTTGGCATATTGTTCTAACTCCATTTTTACTTTACTTATCGGATTCCTATTTGCTTGATATAAAATTCCGTAACCACCTGCCGCTTTCCAACGGTCTAAATTTTTTGGTCTATCATCAATTAATATATTAGGCACTCTTGTTCTTTTATCTATTGCATATGATTCTTTTCTTCCAGTTATAATAACTTGATTTGGTGCTTCTATATTTTGTTGCAACCAATATTTTTTACCATTTGCTGAATTTTCATGGTCACCTCTTAATGGTGATGATAATATAGAAAATGTGCCACCTGTAAATTGTTTAACAGTTGCAATTAATTCATCAGCAGTAGGAAATTTAGGCAATGTTTTAAAGAAATCTGTTCCTTGTATTCTAGAAATTACTTCTTGTTTAAGGTCTTTAGTTTTATCGGATACTAATTGTTTCCAGTGTTCAACACCATATAATTTTTCTACACCACCAAAAAAGTCTGCTAAAACTCCGTCCATATCTACATAGACTATTGGTTTGTTTACTGGCTCTTGACCATCTACTTCAAAAAATTTCATTGGAATTATGCGATTCCTATGTGTGTTACCTTAGGAAACTTTTGTTTAATATGACGTGCATATTGATTGAATTGCATTATTAATTTATTATCCCAACCTTCTGGTTTTCCACCACCTATCATTGTAGGACCGCCTGGATTTTTAGTAACTTTTGTAGGAACTTCTCCAGATGGTTTATTAATGTGTTTCTTTAACCATTGAGTTGTAAGATTAATAAATTTATCTATTGGCATTGGTCCTGCATCTTCAAAATTAGGATCCATGCCTAATGAATTTAATATATCTCTCATTGAAAAGTTAGAAAGATAAGGACTTTCATCTTCATCTCCCATGCCATCTGGAAATTCCCAAACGGATTGCATTTTACCATCAAATTCTCTTTTAGTTAAAAAGTAAGGATTTAAACTTGCTCCTTCTTTCATTGAACTTTCATTATCAGGCATATATTTTGCATATTTCTTTTGCATATATTTTACTTGATTTAAATCTTTACCTATATCAAGTCTTAATTTTACGCCTTTAATATCTTGTATAATTTCGTTAGCTTTTTCATCGTCACCTTGTTCTTGTGCTATTTCTAATGCAGAGTTCATTGCTTTTACAACATCGACACTATTGTTTAATGCGTCATTAATTGAACCAATACCTGCTAAAGATCCTATAATTATTCCAGCCGCCGCTAATTTTCTTAGATAATCTTTTACGCCTTCATCTAAATTTTCATCTTCATCTGACCAATAAGCAGTAGGGTCCATAAATTTTAAATCTTTCGCTACTACATCTGTTTCACCTTTACCGTCACCGTAAGATATTGTGTAAATGCCTTCGTCATCATCTGTATAGTCAACTATTCTTACAAGTTTGCCTGTTGCTATTTCTCTAGCATAAGTTCCAATTAATCCTCTATGTTCAGTAATTGATTCTTCTTTAAAATCTTTATGTTTGATGTATGCGTCAATAATTTTATCATCCATATCGTGTAGAGCTTTCCATTCTGGTGTATCTACATAAGGTTTTGCAATAGGATTATCTCTATCTTGTTCTATAGGACTTTCATTTGTGTTTTCTTTAGCCATTTTTGTAGCAGTAGCATACATTACAGATTTGTAATCATCGCCATATCTTTTTTTAAAATCTTTGGCACTTTTCTTCATGCCTTTAACATATTTTTCTTTTTTAGATTTTTGTTTTTTAGATAATTTTTTTTCGGAAGTGAAAAATTCTTTAGATCGCATTATTCTGCCCTCAATGCCGATTTTTTCCACCCTTTAGCAAGAAACTCATTATGTTTACTTTTAGGAATTAAAATTGTTTTACCATTTTTATGAACATATATTTTAGGTACTGATTGACCTAATCTTTTTAAGTCAGCTGGTTGCATACCATCGCTATCTTGTTCATTTTTACCATGAATAGCAGTCATTACTGCTTCTACTTCTTCTTCACCTATTAATGCTCCATCTAAAATTCTACTTAAATCATTTACCATTCCATTAGATATCGGCATAACTGTTCTAACTTTTCTCCAATCGGCATCAGTAAAGTCTTCTACATCTTTTCCAATTAATTTTATTGCTTTTTCAACTTCATTTTCTTCCATTCTATCTGTTATAACACCACTGTCATATTCAGCCGACATACCATCTGGTAATGGATCTTGTTGATCATATGTTTGAAATTTTGAATATTTTTTATACCAATCTTTAAGAGCTGGAACTTTATCTGGAGATATAGAAAATTCTTTTAAAGATTCTTTTGATTTAATTGGTAACTCTGGTTGTTTCATTCTTACGTTTGTTATACCCATTTTTGCTAACTTCTCTGGCATTTTAGTTACAACAAATCTACCACTTGTATCATTGTCATCAAATTCGTACCCTGCTGTACTCATTAAATCTCTAATTGCAAAGTTTCCATCAGATGATCCAAAGCCTTCTCCATCTGGCCAATCTGCATAATGTGGACCATTAGCAACTTCTTCACCTGCCGCTTTTAATTCTTTAGCAAAATTTACATATTCTTCTGCTGATATAAATTTTCTCATTACAGCCATTCTAACTAAATCCATTCCAGTTCCAAATGGTGCATCTTCTTTTACTGCACTATCTTCTTTTTTTAGTGGTAATCCTAAATGATCTACACTTTCAGTTGTTTCTTGTTTACCAGCTTGTACTCTATCCCAATAATGTGAACTCATTTTACCGTAACCATGTCTCCAAGCCATTTGACGTAGTGTTGTTTCATCTTTGTCTTTAAATCTGTCTGCTAATTCTTTATCAGACATAAAAGAAAGTTTTTGCTTATGCTTTATAATTGATGCTGGCATTCTTTCTTTTAATCCATAATCTTTTTTATCAAAATTTAGTATTTTATCTAATTCTTCTTTTGCAGAAGGTTTATATATATTTTTAATTTTATCAAGTAGTTCAGGCCAATTTTGTTTGATTATTTCGGCTTTAGTTTTTGCCATATTTTCATCGCCTTTAAGTACAGCATCAGCTAATTCTAATCCATGACCTAATGAAGCCTGTGCGGCACCTAATAGACGTGCTTCAGGATAGTCTTCTTTTACTGATTCATCACTCATTGGACTTGTTATAGGTGTACTTTTTAGAGCTGGGTCTTTTTTAAATGCTGGTTTTAATTGTTTTCCTTTATATGCAGTTTGTCCTGTAGGTACTTTTTGTACTTTACCACCTTTAGCAAGAAATTGTTTCATTAATTCGTCGCTGGCTTTCTTTTTATCATCTTTACTATCTTCAAACTTACTTCTTAATCTATCAACTTCCATTTCAAAGTCTTCTGAATTCATAAACTCTTGCCAAGTTTTATATTGTGCTTGATATTGTTTTGCACTAAACCCTCTAAAATAAATTTCTTTAGCTAATTCTTCTGGTGTACCTGGATCTGTAAAATCTGATAAACTAGGTTCATCATCTTCGTTTGCTTTTCTTAATGCATCAGCAACATCTGGATGGCTTGATAATCCTTTTGCAATTTTTTCAATATTTTTTACAGCGGTTGTATAATTATCTCTATATAATTTAGCATATGCTTTTGCTTTTGCTATTTGACCAAAAGAAAAGTTTTCTTTGCCATCTTCTTTAGTTGATTCTCCTTGTGTTGCATAATCCTCAGCAACCCAGTCAATAAGTTCACCTGTTTTTTCAAATTCTTCTAATTCTTTATCAGTTAAAGGTGTACCATCTATATATTTTGCTCCATGTAGTTCAAATATCATATCACTAAAATCTTGCATTTCATATTCTATGCTATTGTGATCTATTTCTTTACCACGAAACATTATATTGGCATAATCAACTTTTTGATCTCTTGCTAATTTGTATGCCTGTTGAGCTCTACCGCCATCATCTTCTCTTTTTATATTTTTTTCTGCCCAGTTTCTTAATTCTAATCTTCTTCTTTGGATTTCTCCCATTAATTCAGGGTCGGTTCTGTTCACAGGATCTAATTCCATGGCGTGAAGATGCTTCATTAACTCTCTGTAATGTTTTTCATTTCGTGGAGTTACAACTTGTCTAAATTCAGCAAGTTTACTAAATCTAATCGATTTGTTAAGATCACGTAAATTCATTATCTTTTTCTACCTCTAATTCCTGAAGTTTTTTGCATAAGTGGTCTTCTAAACCATAATTTAAACCATCCTGGATCTCCAGGTCTTAATCCTAATGCTTTCTCCCTGTCTTTAATTGCCTGCGCCGTATGAGTCATATTATATTCTGACTCGCTTGGTTCAGAATCAGTTATGCCTGCTAATTTTTTTAATGTTGCAATTTCCATATATAACATATTTATTATTATGCTGGTACATTTAATTTAGATCTCAGTTTGTTATACAGCATTTTAGCCAGCTTTCTATCGCCTGGAATTGCCCTTAAAAAGTTAATTTCATCCCCTCTAGAAGCCATATCACGTACTCTACTACCGCTTACACCTTCTACACCTTCCGAATCGGGGTCTCTTGTGCCTGCATTTACCGTATTAATGTTATCAAATTGATATTCTGATCCATTGTATTTGTTTAATAGTTCACTAAACTGTTTAACTCTGTCACTTCCTGCAACATAGGTAATATCTGTATAACCCATTGACTCTAATTTTTGCATAGCTTGAATAATTGTTCTAACATTGGGGTCACCTACTTTAATACCTTTAAACATTTGTTGAGCAAAAAACAGTTTTTCAGCAAATCCTAAAGGATCTGTGTTTGCTTTTTGAGTATGTGTTAAAAATAAAAAATGATCGCCAGGTTGTGTTTGGATTGTGCTTATTAATTTTTGATGACCAATAGTAGGAGGATTAAATCGACCGAAGGCGAAAGATGCAGGTTTAGTTATAGCTTCGGTAAACTCCTTTGATCTCATTATGCATTCTCATTCTCTTTATCGATCTCGTCTTGTTCTGCTTCAGTATCAATAATTCTTTGTTGTAAAGATTCTTTGTCTTCATCTTTAATAACTCTATCAGGTCTAGCCTTTACATCAAATTGTTTAAAGTATAAATTAATTGCTGTATCTATTAAAGGTCTTATAGTTGAGTTATTGCCATCTTTTTTAGCTTTATCTATAGTTGGAAAATAATGTTTTCTATAAAAGTTAGGATCATTAATCATAAAATAATGAATATCATCCATTATATTATAGTCCAACTCTGTTGGCATTTGATAATCTGTAAATTCGTTAATTTTCATAATTCTCCTTAATGGTTTAACTTCACGGAATTAATTGATCCGTCAGTATATACCAAATGTGCTCTTACCCAAACAAAATTTCCTGTAAAATTAAAAACTTTTGAACCATCTGCTTCTGCGTCAGTTGTTGCAGTACTAGTATGGGTTACACCACTAATATCAAACCAATCAGTAGCTGTAGGCGTAGTTGCTAACGTGGCTTGTAATTTAATAGTACCTATAAAGCCTGCAACTGTTATTTGAACAGTATGAAACCCATCTGCTCTGCTGTAATACCCATCACCTTTATAGGCAGTACCTTCTACAGTCTCGACTGTACTATCTCCCGGGTGGGAAGTTGCTGACATTATTGTTTCGCTAATAGCTGACATACTGATATTTATCCTATATGCCTATCCTAAGGTGCAAGGCTAACTCTTGATGAGTTTGACAGCTTCTTCGTAGATTATTGTAATTTCTTTGTCTTTGGCGTCTATTTTAGCTTTACCACCATTTTTTAACTTACCGAATAGCAATTCTTTGGACAGAGGCTTCTTAATTCTCTCATCTATGAGCCTTTGCATAGGTCTAGCACCCATTTTATCGTCATGTCCTTTTTCTACTAACCAGTCTATAGCTTCATCGCTTAATTCTAGTACTGTATTTTTGTCTTTTAGTAACATTTTAAGTTCTAGCATAAATTTACCAACAATTTTTATCAGTATTTCTTTAGATAGTTTTTTGAATACAATAGTACCATCTAATCTGTTTCTAAATTCTGGTGGAAAGAATTTTTTCATCTCTTTATCATCATATTCGCTAGTAGATTGGGAATCAGTGAATCCCATAACATTTTTATCTAGTTGATCTGCACCTAAATTAGTAGTTAAAATTAATGTAATATTTTTACAGTCTGCTTCTTTACCATTGTTACCCATAATTGTTCCTTCATCCATTATTTGAAGTAATATTTGACTTACGTCTGGGTGTGCTTTTTCTATTTCATCTAATAGTAATACACAATTAGGACTTTCTTGTAATTTTGTAATAAGCAATCCTGTATTTTCTTCAAATCCAACATATCCCGGAGGAGATCCAATTAATTTTGCAACTGCGTGTTTTTCTTGATACTCTGACATATCAAATCTAACTAATTTTACACCTAAATGGTTTGAAAGTTGTTTTGCTGTTTCTGTTTTACCACAACCAGTTGGACCCATAAACACAAATGACCCAATTGGTTTATTATCTCTTTTTAATCCTGCGTGTGCTACCATAATTTTATCAATAATTGCTTCTATGGCTTTATCTTGTCCAAACACACCACTCTTCATATTTCTATCTAAGTTAGCAAGTGCTGAAGATTCTTTTTGTTGAACGTTTTCAACTGGCATTTTAATAGCTTTTGCTATTTCAAATTGAATTTCTTCTGCTCCTATTACTTTTTCAGTATTAGGATCTTTAAGATTAAATCTACTACAAGCTAAATCTATTAGATCAATTGCCTTATCAGGTAATTTTTTATCGCTTTGATACTTAACACTGGTCTTAACTGCTTCATTAATTGCTTGATCCGTTATTGCAATATTGTGAAAGTCTTCATAATACTTTCTAAGTCCGTGTAATATTTTAACTGTAGTTGGTTTATCAGGTTCATCTACAGATATTCTTTGAAATCTTCTCATTAATGCTCTATCTTTTTCAAAATACTTTCTATATTCTTCCCAAGTAGTTGATGCAACAACTTTAAGGTCACCTTTAGTTAATACTGGTTTTAATAAATTAGCTAAATCATTACTATTTGTAGTCCCACCAGCACCTGCTCCACTAATATTGTGTGCTTCATCTATAAAACAAATAGTTTTACCTTTCTTTTTTAATGCAGATAATACAAGTTTAAATCTTTCTTCAAAATCTCCTCTATATTTAGAACCAGCTAACATACCACCAATGTCTAAATTGTATACTTTGTATTCTTTTAAAAAATCTGGGCAAGTTTCTTTTTCAATATTAAATGCTAGTCCTTCTGCAATAGCAGTTTTACCTACTCCAGGATCTCCTACTAGGATTACATTGTTTTTAGTTCTTCTTCCTAATGCTAATGCTATAGAATTTAACTCTTCTACTCTACCTATTACAGGATCTATTCTTTTCTTTTTAACTTCGCTGTTTAAATTTGTAGTATAAAGACCTAATGCTCTTTTTGCCGCGGATTGATCAACTTCATCTTCATATAAAGATTCCATTTCTGCAGAAACATACTCTTGAAACTTGTCTTTGCTTATTTCAGTCTTCATAATGAAGTAATAAGCCCAACTTTTCTTTTCACTCATCATACTTAGAAATACATCTGTAATATCTATATGACTTCTACCACTAAACAACACCTGTGTAAATGCTCTGTTTAGTATTCTTTCTACACTTGTTGTTTTTTTAGGTTTATATTTTGAAATATTTTCAAGTGTTATAGTTTTTAATTTATTTTTAAGGTATTGTTCTACTTCTGTTTTTAAATCGTCAATATCTGCACCAAACCCTTTAATCATATTTGCAAATTTGTCAGTGCATAGCATTGCATATAGTAAATGTTCTACAGTTACGTATTCATGCTTTAACTTTTTAGCATCAACAACTGCTTTATCAAAAACTAATTGTAACTCTTGACTAGGCTCTACCATGTTCTAATTCCTTTAATGCTTTTTTTTGCTTTTTTAAAGCCATATCTAACCTTAATTTACTGACTCTTGCAGGATTAACGAACGTTATACCCTCCAAATGGTCGTATTCATGCAAAAAACATCTTGCATCATAACCACTAAACTCCATTATACACTCTTTTTGTTTGCTGTCAAGGAATTTAACGGTAACCTTTTCTGGTCTTCTGACTTTAATCCATAATTTTGGAAAACTAAGACAACCTTCTACATCTTCAATTTTATTAAGACTTATTTGCTCAATTGTAGGGTCAATTACAGCAAAAGGTTTAGTAATTCCTTTAGTTCTTTTTGGAAATATTGTAAAAACTCTTGCATCTAAACTAACTTGATTTGCCGCCAAGCCGATACCATCACTATTCATCATAATAGATATCATTTCTTGTTCAATTTTTTCAGAATCCAAATTTTCCCAGTCAAAAGGTTTAACTTTTTTGTCTAAAAATTCATTTGGATATTTAATTAGTTCCATATTTTATTCTCTGTAAAAGTTTCAATATTTCCGGGTCGTTTATGTTAGGTATTTCAGCTTGTACAGTCATATAGATATTACCTCTACCTCTTCCGTGTAATTTAGGTAATCCTTGCTCATTAATACTCAATACTGTACCTGGTTGACACCCTTTAGGAATTGAAATAGATAAATTTTTCTTATCTATTGTTTTTATTTCTTTTTTAGTTCCTAATAATAAATCAAATACACTTACTTTTTCTACACAATGTAAATTTGCTCCGTCTCTATGCCATTTTCTATGAGGAGTTACTCTAATTCTAACCATTAAATCTCCTCTATGTACTCCTGCTATAGAATTATCACCAAGAGCGGCAAATTTTATTGTAGTATTAGATTCTATTCCAGCAGGTAATTCAAGATTTACACTTTGTTGTTTTCCATTAGATAATCTATAAGTTGCAATTAAAGATTTACCAGTCATTACATCTTCTAAATCAATTGTAGTTTGAATTGAAATATCTTTATTTCGCATTCTTTGTCTTCGTGCAAAGGGATTATGATGTCCGCCACCGAAGAAATCATTTATTACATCACTAATATCATGAGGGAATCCACCAAAGTCGCCACTAGTATAGGTTCTCGTATAACCTTGTTGTCCTCCAGTTTCGCCGAACTGGTCATACATAGTTCTTTTTTGAGGATCCTTAAGGGTGTCGTATGCTTCGTTAATTTTCTGAAACTGTTGTTCATCTCCACCTCTGTCTGGGTGGTGTTTCATAGCTTTCTTTTTATATGCTTTTTTTAAGTCGTCTGTCGAAGCCCCTCGTTTGACACCTAATATATCATAGTAATCTGCCATAATAGTAATATAACAACTTTTTACCAAAAAGTCAAGTTGTAATTGTATTTAAGTGGATTTTGATATTGTTTTTTTGATTATTTTTTACCGTTTGGAAGTTTTGCACCCGGCTTGCCAACATATAAACCAAAAAATGCCGCGCCAGCACCAACAATAGTTGATATGTACATTGCTTGTGAATTTGTAGGATCAGGTAATTGCATAAACCAAGTTACAGATTTGTAAAAAGCAAAAATATATGCTAACATCACTAATCGAGGAATAACTCTAAACTTATCTAATAAACCTGCTGTTTTATTATACCAAGTAGGTGCTTCTTCTCCAGTATCTGGAACAAGATCACTTTTAGCAAGTTCATATTCTTCAGTTGTTCTTTTAACTTTAATTTTGTCTTTAGAAACTAACATATCTTCTTTTAATTCAGCCATTATTTTATGCCCTCAATCTTAGAATTTCTTTTTCTATGTCCGTTCCATGCAAACCAACCGCCTAGTCTTAATGACCAATATGACAAATAGTTCATAGTATAGAAGCCATTAACTTCAATATTAATGTTTCTGAATAATTTATCCATCCATTTTTGATCTTTAATACCAATAGTTTCTTTTTTATTTTTCTTTAATAGTGTTGCATACTTGTAACCGTAGTCGTGTACAAGTCCACCTACTAATAATACTCCTACTGGAGAGAAAAAAGTTCTTAAGAACTTCGGAATACTTGCACCATCAAATTGGAAACCTTTAGGGATCACATAATCTTCACCATCTATGTGATAGTGCCAGTCTTTTGTAGTAACCCAATTTCTTGTTGATAGTATCCACATTAATATACCTTTAAAAAACCCTATTCCTTTTGTAGATATTTTAAGTGCTTGTAAATGTGGTAATTCAGTGTATGAAAATTTAAGTTTATTTGGTTTTCTTTTATCTAATATGTTTATAAGAAAGCCGATAATGATAAAAGCAATAACTAAAGTCCATTGCCAAAATTTCATTGCAAGTGCTATTATAAATTCCATGTGTTCCTCTATTAATTAACTATGTAGTTATTTATCTGACTTCTTCTTGTCTTCAGGCTCGTAATATTTCTTGTATTCTTCTAAAAGATTGTTTGTTTCTTGCAATTTTTGTCTAATTTGTGCAAAGTTTTTTGCTAATAATTCAAAGTCTTTGTCTGATAGACCAAATAACACAGGATCTAAGCCTTGTTCTTCCATTTTCTTGAATACTTCTTCTGCGTTTGCACTTGTAATGACTATCCATTTAAGTTGTTCAAGTTGTAATGCAGTAGGCATTGGATAATCTAATTTTTCTCTTGGTTTTTCAACTGAGAATATTTTTATTTTCTTTTCTCCACCAATTGAACAACCAGTTAAAAACACTATTAATACTAATGCAATAATTTTACTCATAATGTACGTAACTCGGGTTTGCTAAACTTGGGCATTCCGGATTAATCTCCGATCTTTTTGTTGCTTTTAATTCTTCTTCTGTGTGTTCGGCACCTGATGCTAATTCAACACACCTTTGGGCATTGTTGGCACCTTTGTTTATTATTCTTTCTATAGCTTTTGTTTTTGCTATTGCTAGTTTGCCAACATCTCTTTTTTTCTTATTAAATCTTTTATCTAAATCGTCTAAATCTTTTTTGAAAGTTTGTATTAATACATTTAATTTTTTATTACTTTCCATGATTGCTTCAAAGTCTGCTTTTTGTTGTTCTAAAACTTTGTTCTGTTCTGTAATAGCAGTTTCTAATTGTATTTGATTTGCCTTAAGGATAGCGTTATCTGATCGTAGTTTCATTACGTACATTCCTGCACCCGCAATACTACTGATTATTAGAACTGTAAAAATTAATCTTATACTTCCAAACATATTATTCGCATCTACAATGAGCACATACTATTACTTCGTAAGTTCTGCCATCATAATCGGTCATAGTTTCTTTTAAGACCTCATCACAATGTGCTTTTCGACCACAATTATTACAATATTGCTCTTCTTCCATTATGTATGTATTTATTGATTATTCTGTGAGCCCGTTTTTATAAACAGTTTTGCCATCTTCTTTTACGGCTCTTAAACGTTGCATACGGTTTGATCCACGATTAAAACTAACATGAACCCAACCTGAATCAGGTATTCCTGGGGTGTGAAATTCAAGAATTAATTGGTCGAAAGTGCAATTATCTGAAATCCAATCAGCTACATGGCGATTACCTGTACCAGGACATTCAATATCTGCCGCTTGGCCTTGACAATGTTGTGATTTAAAAGATCCACCAATAGTTTTGTTTAATACTACTCCTCTATATCCAGAATTGATTGCTATTGGACCAAAATGATCTCTAACTGGCTGAAGAATCATCTCACATAATAGTTTAAGATTTTCAGAATGCTCTTCTGTAGGTGTATTATCAATATTTTGACGTATTGCTGTTTGACTTCTTGTGAATTCTTCTAGTGTAAAATTAGTTGATAGTCTCATATTTTTTCTTAAGTACTATACAGAAGTTCTTGTTTTCAAGAACATATTTGTTTCCATATATAGATATATTATAGTCCCCTATATACTTACTCAAGAAAATTATTTCAGGAAATTTATTGAATTCATAGGATTCTTTAATTGATTTTAGTACTTCTTTAGTGTTACCATAATCTATAAATTCAAAAAATAATGGATCATGGCGTCTTTTTTTAAAGATTACTGTTGTGTCTTCTAAAATTATATCATCAACATAGCTATCTTTAAAGAAATTCTTATAATTTTCCATTGGGGCTTCACCTATTGCTGTTTCATATGCAGTAGGATCAAATGGAATAACTTCATCTAAAGTTTTTGCGTCTGCAGAAAGACTTTTGAAGTTTTTATAATATCTAAATTTAAATTCGTTTAAGTTTGTTAATTTTCCAATACCGTCTAATAGTTCTGACACTTGTTTTGCAACTTCATTGTTTCTTTCTAACTCTACAAATACTCTATATTTGCCATCAGCTTGTTCTCCACTGCTTTTGTCAGCATCTAATACAAAAGGATATCCTTTTTCTACAAAATTTACTAAATCTAATGCTGGTTGTTCTCCAAGAACAGAGAAACTAAGAACTACTATATCTTTATCGTCTCCCATTTTTGATTTAAAAGAGTCAATTTCAAATATACTATCAGTAGTAAATTCTAAATCGTTTTTTTGAAGTCCCATTAAAACTCTCCACCAGGTTCTGCAGTAGGTTCTGGTGCTGGTACTGGTTCTGTTGCATCAGCAGGTTCTACTTGTTGTTCTGCAGGTATTTCTTCTGAAGTTGCAGGTTCTTGTGCATATATTTCTTCTTGTTCGTAACCACTATGTATGCTTCGAATTAATTCTTTTGGCATTAAAATTTCTACTAACCAAATAGGTGCTTTGTCTAGCTTACCTTTTTTAGTTCCTGCTCTCATATCCCCTGGTTCTAAAATTTGTCTTGGAACAATAAGTTCATCTTTTTTGAAATATACTTTGCACTCGTAATCTGTAAGTCTTTTACCACCCATTGGATCGGGCATTTGTTTTCTAGGCCACATAAAAGTACATGATACAAAGTGTCTTTTAATTATTGGACCCGCGGCTAATTCACCGTCCTGCCAATTATCATAAACATATAAGTCTAATTCATCAAGTACTCGTTCAAAGTCCTTGAGCACCGTGAAAGCGGTGTCATTATCAAATACATTTTGTACTGCTTTAACTACATCTATTGTATCTTGCATATTAGGTCCCTTTTTTATATTTATCTAATGACTAGTTTCTCCTAATAAGGTGAAAACCGTAAACAGTAGGGCAAGGACCACTGATTTCGCCTGGTTTTAAGTTGTCTACATAAGCAATAAAATCAGGATCCATTTTATTTGCTGGAAATGTTCCTAAATTTCCGTTATTTGCTTTACCACTAGGGCAATCACTATAGATTTTTGCGGCTTGATCAAAGGTATATTTGCCTGTTCTTATTTCCTCACTAATTGCACCAGCTAAAAACAATGCTTCTTCTCTACACATTGTTCTAGTAGAACGTTCTGCTTCTATATGGCTTACTAGTATATGACTTGCTCTATATATTCTACCTGGTACTTCCATTAGTTTCCTTTTTCATCAAAATCATGGTATAATGTATATTTTGCTGTTAATTCTTCACCAGATTTAATGTCTCTAATTGTTACAAGGTATTTTACAGGTAATTGATGCCAGTAACCTTTAGTATTTTTACAATTAGGAGTATCTGAATGATTATAAAAGGCACCAAGAGCTGTTCTAATGTAACCATGGGGGAAATTTTTATTTTCTATATGAACTATTCCTAAGACTGTGTCTGCTTCAAAGTCTTTTGTAGCATATAGTCCTAATCCTTGAACATTAGATGGTTTAACGGTAAGGCCGTCTGGCAATGGCTTGTACATTTATATTAATCCTTAATTAAAATATCATTAGTATACCGTATACCACAATTCCAAGTGCTATTGCAACTGCGAGCCATCCGGCAACCGTATAAATTTTATTCATCATTTTCTTTTAAGTATTTCCAACTTATAGGAAAGTATTTACTACACTCGTTAGAGATTTGATTGCAAATGTCTCTTGTTTCTTTTTGCACATCAGGTTTACACCTAAGGTTGCATACTCTAGCAAACGCATACAAGCTACCAGACCAATACCATTCAGTCATCATACTTTGAGGTAAAACCATTCGTGCTTGTTCGGGTGCAACACCCTTATCAATTAATGTATTGTAAAGTATTAAACAACTTTGCATTGTTGTCTCTAAATTATGGTCAACAGTTGCTCCTAAATCAACTGTACCAGCAGAACCTTGTTTAGAATTTATAGGTCGTCCTCTCCAAGTGTCCGGTTTGAATAATTCGGGTGGATAATCTACATAACGTCTACTAACTTCGTTCCATATTAGTCCAACTTGATGTTTAACAAGTTGTCTTGCAACAAATACAGGTGCTTTAATTCTAAATTGTAATGATGCGTGTCCAAACGGGGACCAATGATTATGTTTAGCCAAGAATGCAATTAGTTTTTCGTCTTTATCTTCAAATTGTTCTTTAGTTTTTGCGTAAGAAACTCTGGCGGCATTCACCACTGATAAATCAGTGCCCATTCTATCTATTAATTCTACGTTCATTAGAGATTTTGTAATTTAATCATTGTTGCAGATAAGTTAATTTCGGGATCTGCAACAAATGAATGATCTACTAAACCTTGTTTAATAATTAATATTGCTTTCTCTTGTTTTTGTTCGTCACCAAATAAACTAATATTGTCATATAACCACTTATAAATGTCTTCTATTTCGTCTGGCCTTGCTTGACTACATACTAATTTTCTTGCTTCTGTTATTTTTCCTGCTTTAAACAGTTCAACCATTTGTAATTTGTAATCTAAATCACCTGTATCTGCTTTTTGTGGCTCAATTAACTTTCCTTCTTGTGTATTCATTTGTACAGTATTAATACATTTTCTTAAATCAGGATAAGTTGCTTTTACATAAGTGTCTAATGTGTTAAGATCGGGTGTAACACCTTCTTGCATTAATATTTCTGCCACTCTTGCTGTGAATTCTGTTTGATCAATTCTTTCTATATGAAAACCTTGACATCTTGAATGAAGTGCTGGTATAACTCTATTAGGATAGTTACAAGTTAATATAAATCTTGATGTTGTATGGTATTCTTCCATTACACCACGTAACGCCGCCTGTGCATTTGGACTTAAATAGTCTGCTTCGTCTAGTAATACTACTTTAAACTCACCAAACGGAATCATTTGTACAAAATTAATGATGTTTGTTCTTACTTCGTCTACGGAATTTGTTCTACTTGCATTTATTTCTAATACGTCAAGGTCATTAACTTGTAATTCGTTTAAAAGAACTTTTGCAAGTGTTGTTTTACCGATACCAGCAGTACCTGAAAACAAAAGATGTGGAATAGTCTTTTCTTTTAACCATTGAAGGACCTGTTTTCTTTGATGATCATCTCTAAATACATATTCATCAACTTTTTTAGGTCTATATTTTTCTACCCATAGTTCTTGCATTTAATCAATATTTAAATTTCTATATTCTTGGCCTATACCTGATAAAATTAGTATAACATATAACACCACCCAATACCAACCAGTAATTATACCAGTTAAATGGAGTACCATTAATGTTATTCCTGTTAGACCTGTTGTGTTAATTCCGGATTTTTTGGCTTCTGGTAATCTCATATACGTAGTATATGATAAAGAACGATTTTAGTCAAGTGATTTGTTATTCTAATAGGTCGCCGCCGGGGCTATATTTTAATCTGGCTTGATACCAATCTTTTGGTTTGTAATTTCCAGTCATCATTACTGCTTTGGCTTCTACAATTCGGAGTACCGTTTCTTTTCCGTTTTCATCTGCAAAACTGAAACCTCTTGACCATCGTCCGTGTTCGACTAAGATCCAATCTCCTTTTTTGTATGTGTCTTTATTTTTGTGACCTTTAGAAACTACTTTACACCATCTAGGTTTAATACCTCTAGTGTGTCCATCGTCACTTCCGATAATAAGTCCACCTTTGGTTTTTGACTCGCCAAATTCCATGTCAGAGACTAAAACTCTGTCATGGATAGGTGTTATATTGCCTTTAATGAAATATTTTAATTTTGGAGGCTCGAACATTAGTATTAGTTAATGTTATTTTTTTACAAAATTGCCGTCTGCGTCTTCTACCCACTCGTCTTCTTTTTGTACGACTGGTTCTTCTGCTTTTTTAACTTCTTTTTTTGGCTCTTCTGCAGGTGCTTTTACTTTAATATTAGAAACCTTTTGAGGATGGTCTCTGTAGTAATCTTCTAATACTTCTTCTCTTTTCTTAACAATTTTTCCACCTGGGCCTAATTCATCACCACGTGCATTTACACGAGCATTGCCTACCGCAGGAGTAAGTTCGTTTCTTTTTCTCAAAAGATCCATATCAACCTGTTTACCTTGCATTGTTTTGTAAACTTTTTGTCCTGTTTGTCTTACTGCCATTTTATTCTCCTAGTATATTATATATGTATTTAGCGAAGGAACTCTCGCCAGTTTAGATTATATTGTAATGAGTCTATTTTATGGACACCTAATAAGAACAATACGTAACTAGCAACCGAACTTCCACGTCCTACACCCCATATAATATTGTTTTCTTTCATAAAATTAACAAGATAATGTAAAAATCTTAATAGATTTATATAACCCATTTCTTTAAATGCTTCTAATTCTTCTTTTACTCTATTAATGCTATTTTGGTTATCTGGACATATGCTACGAACGTATGTTTCAATGTCAAAACTCTTATAACTGTTTGGCATGAACCATTCATTTTGTAAAAGTTTATCAAAAGATTTTAAATCAATGTCTAATGATTTATAAAATTTAAGTTGTTGACCTGTACCTGTTAATTCAACGGATTTATTAAATTTTTTTGTTTCATCATTGTCATCTGCTAATACATTAAACAATAAATCTTCCTTACCTTTATAGATAAGGTCCATTAAGTCATCGGTACCATATTTTGGTAACCCTAATTTATCAATTTGCATTTATTATTATTTTAATCTACATTGATAAGATTGTCAAGATCTTTTCCTTGGTCTTTAGCCAATTTATTAGCTTCTTTGGCTAATCTTGCTCTTAATTCTTCTTGATAATCTGTTATAAAGAAATTAAGTTGATTTCTTAGGTGGGGATTTCTTGCTTTGAAAAACTTACTTCTAAGTTCCATTAATTTTTGTTCTAATTGTGCTGTAGAAAATTGTGAAAGGTCGTCGTTTAACGGATGTAAATTGTTTATTTGTGGCATTACGTAAATGTTCCAAGATATCTAGCAAATACTGTGACACCTTGGTCATACGTCCAAAATTCAACAACCATCATATTGGAATTACTTGTAACATTAAAAGGCGAAGGCATATTACCATCCGCTTTAATAGATCCACCACTTGCCGCCCAAGTTAACGCACGAGTTGAACCATCACTTACTACTGATATTACAAGACTTTGTAATACATTTGTTTGAGTGGCCCAATCTGCTAAAGTTAATGTAAGATCAGCACCTATATTAAATGTTTGAAAATTACCGTTAGTTAAACTAACATTTTGTCCGCTTGTTATAGCTCCACCGTCAAAATGTTTTGTATAATTACCTTTAAATGTTGCACCAGTAATTACGTTACCTGAAAAGTTATTTTCTACATTTAATTTTGCAGTATTTGTTTGCAAAGTTTCAATTTCTGATTTAGCCGCAGTAAAATTATTCTTACTTACATTGAAATTGTCTCTAAATCCTTGGCTGTTATTGTCTTGTCCAGCTACTGGAAACGTTGCATCTATGCTAGTTGTGTCTATATTACTTGCCATATCTTATATCCTACAATTATTTATCTTATATGTTGTACTGATAATCAGGAAAGAGTACATATTGTTCTTGTGCTACTCCTGTTGTACTATCTATTATATACCTATCTATTTCAAAGTCAATGGTTTTGAAATCAAAACCACTATTTTTAATAGCCAAAGCTATTGTGGTACCAGATCCGGGTGTACAATAACATAAAGGTATAGCAGTTACAAAGCCTAAATGCTGAACTGTACCTGTTTGAGCAGTTCTCATCCAAAGAGGTAAAAATCCAGGTGCTGATGTTCCAATTCCTGCTATATTATCTCGCATATTTGTTGTATTAGCAATAAATCTATTCTCATCAGAAGAGTCTGTTTTTAGAATGCTGGTATCTACTTTTATAACACCACCTTTAGGTCTAAATCTAAAAGGATCTGCTTTATTGTAAACTACTGATCCAACATTTGCTACAGTACTACCGTCTACTAACGTAACTGTAAGAGTACCAGCAGTTAAATCTAAGAAAAGTCGTCCTTCTCTTGCATAAATTTGTAAATCTTCTCCAATAGCTTGAGTAGAGACCTGCGAATTATTTTGTAGAAATATTGTATATGTAGAACCCCCTACATTTAATTTTGTAGTGTCATCTGTAACTTCAATTTGTGTTTGATTCACTTTAAATTTTTGAGTATTTGCCATTTTGAAACTTTTTGCTACTTTAGTTCCTTTATTATCTTGAGGATCTACAACATCTACATATACAACTTCATATGCTACAGTATTTGTTCCTTCATATTTTGCTTCAGCAATTTTTACATCACCTAATTTGTATTTTTTTCTTTTATGATTTGATGCAGTTGCAGAAACGTAATGAGCAATTGATTTTTGTTCTATTCCTGCATACATTAACATTTTTAGTTTCTTTTGTACACCAAATGTAGGGTCAGTTTCTCTATAAATGTATTGCGGATCAAATATATTAGGATCTGATATAAATGTTCTAAATGAATCTCTTGATGTTAAATTAAGTAATGGTTGAACATACAAATTACTGTATAATGTAGTTCCTTGAACTTTAACTGATATTGAAAATGTTTTAGGCACTGCACTAAATCCATATCTGTCTCTAGCAGTTACCGTAAATGTAAATTTTCTATCTATTGAAGTTAATTCACCATCAAAAGTTAAACCATTTTCAAAGAAAGTTAAACCGGCAATAGTTCCATCACCATATTGATTAACTTTACCTATGATTTCACCATTAATTGTTAATGTAAGTCCTGGTGGCAATGTGCCATCTGTTAAAAAATATTTCATTTTAGCATCAGGAACAGTACTTGTGGCTTCTATTTTAAATGTACTAGTGTAACTTGCGTTAATAGATCCTAAATCAGTATCAGTTTTCCAAGATATTGTACTATCAACTTCTCCTAAAATTTTAACTGTAAATGTTTTAGTTGCTTTAGGTAATGTAACAACACTTTGAGAAGGAGTTACAATAAATTGTTTAAATGTAGTAGCTCCTTTAAATGCACCAACACTAATATTTTCACTATCTACAAAACTTCTAGTAAGATTTACATTAAGAACTAATTTATCTATTGCAGTAGCATTTGTAATTCCTTGATCTGCAGGTTCTCCTTCATTTAATACTGTTTGAACATTTTCAATTTTATATTCTTCAGTTGCACTAAATTTTAAAATTTTTCCAATGTATCTATTTTTATCTGCTCTATTATAAATGAAAATTTCATTAGCCGCTCTATTAATTAATGTAGGATTTGTTTTAAATGTTGATGCTTGATAAACTGCACCTGTAAAAACTTTTAAATCTGTTCCAATTAAACTTTTATCAAGTTGTAATACATCATATTTGTCATTATCATCATCATATCCTAATATTTTATAATTATTATCATTAACAACTATTTCTTGATTTTTTAATTCTTCTAAATCTGATATACCATCTGCTGTTCCTAATGGTAATTTTGCTACTTTTAAATTTGCAGTTCCTTGCATTTGATCTTCATAAGGATTTATTGAAACTGCTACTAATGAAGATTGTAAATCATATCTAGTTGCTGATACTGTAAATTTGTATTCTTTAGTAATTGCAGGTTGATAAGGTACTCGACCTGTTATTTCTCCTGTTAAAGCATCTATAGACATTCCTGTTGGTAATGTACTAAGACTACCATCATCATTTTTAGATTCTAATATATAAGATACTGTACCTGGTACTGTATTTGGGTCATATAATTCTAAGAAAATAGTTACGTAATTATTTGCTCTTTTAAAACCGAGATCTGATGGTGTTAACCATTGTGGCTCTCTAAGATATGTTCCATCTGAAGTAAAAACTCCAGAACCAACTTGCATAATAGTATTATCTGCTCTAAGGAAGTCATCACCTACTACAAAAATTTGAAATGTTCTACTTTGAATAGTATCACCGTCAGTCGCATTTACTTTAAATTCATAATATCTATTAAGTTTTCTTGCTGATCTTATTTTATTATTTTCATTAAAGAATGCGTAGTTTTGTTGAATATCAAAATAATAACTGCTTGACGGATATGCTCCTACGCTACCAAAGTCAAATGGGTAAGATGCATAATTGTTTGAATCATAAAAACCTGTTCCTGACTGAATATCTAAAGCTAGTATAGGATCAATTATTCCAGTTAATTTTCCACTGTCACTTAATGTAACTCCTGGTGGTAAATTTCCTCCATCACTAGGAATATAATATTTTAATGTGTCGCCTGCACTTAAATCAGAGTCAGTAACTGATAATTGATAACTTATATAAGAACTATCTAATATAAAAAGTTGATCATTTGCTCCAATTTTTAAAGTTCCTTCAGGTGTAATCCAAACAGGTGCATCTGGACCTTGTACGTTAACTGTAAAAGTTCTATCTTCTATGATTGGATCAGGTAAAGATGTTGTAGCTCTTAAAACAAATTTATATTCTGTATTTCTTGGTACTTCAAAAAATGTACCTGTAATTGTATTATTAGTTAATCTTGTTCCTGCTGGTAAAGTTCCTGCAATTAGCATAGTGAAAGGAGAACCTACTACTGGTAGGTTTATAGTTGTTGGAACCTTTTCTTGATAAGTTCCTAAATTATGACCGGTTGTGACGCTCCATAATGACATACGATTATTATCCTTTTTTAATATTTATCGTAAGAACAATTATGCTATACTGCCTAAATCTACGTTTGTTGCGTGTGGTGTAGCTGTAGAACCCATATCAAGTGGTTTTAAACTTTCAAACCATTGCATTAAGTTACTAACAGCAGTAGGAAGAATTCCACCTAGATCAAAACCTACAACAGAGTCAATGTTACCAACATCTATACCTTTTACAAGTCCATCTACGTTTTGAACTGTTAAAGTACCTAGATTAGTAATATTATTTCCTGCCGCGTCTAAGTTTCCACCTAAGGATGGTGCTATTTCTCTAATTAATTGTGAATTTATTGTTACATCAGTACCAACTCCTGATGTTTGTGTTGATCCTGTACCTAAAAATCTAGCTAATCCAGTACTTCCTATTGGGTTAAGACTTCCTGAATCGGTTACAACTTGAATACTAACAATTCCTGATGAAGTTATAGTAATTTGATTGGCATCAGAACTAAAACTAACGTTTGGTCCTGCTTTAAGACTTTTAAATTTTAAATCAAAGTCTGTTACTGTAGAAAATAAACCTTTAGTAGTGGCATCATCGGCTAATAAATTAGATGCGGTAGTTTTTTCAGGGTTTCTAGCATCTAAATCAGTAAAATTATTATTAACTTTAATAAATGCTTCTCTTAAATCGTCACCTGTACCGTCATTTGCTAAAGTACCTACGTTTATTGATGTAACTGCCATTTTTATCTCCTACTGATATTTATCACGTTAACCATAACTGAAAGGTGTACGACCAGCCATTGGAAAATAAGCAACTTTTTGTGATGCACCTAAAATTGATTTACTATTGGACCAATCAGTGCTACTATTTGATGAATATATAGTATCTGTAGCATTATCTCTTACATAATCAAAAACTTGCTTTGGTGTCCAATCTGGATGTGCTTGTAATATACAAGCGGCAATACCAGCCATTTGAGGCGCCGCCATAGATGTTCCATTAAATCTTCTTTGTCTGTAACTATTATTTGGATTGTATGAACTATTACCACCACCATCATTTGTATTTGACATAGCACTCATAATATTAGTACCTGCAGTCCATACATTAACTCCTGGGCCTCGACAACTATAAGATGATGTTTTATCATATGTTGAATTTTCTGATGAGGCATCTAGAGATCCAACATAAAATATAGGAGCTGAATCGTTATGATCAGTAACTGGTCCTCGATGAGGATAAACGGGTATTACTACTCCATTTGTTCCTGGTCCTGGATAGTAAAAGTGAAGTTCATTATCATAATCAGGACCTGATGGTAGATCACAATAACTACTGGCGTTTCCTGCTGATTTGGTAATAACAATTCCTGCATCAGCCATTGCTTCCATTTCAGCTCTTGTAGAACTAGCCATACTAGAAAAACCTTTAATAGTAGATCCACTGGATGGATTCATTCCATAACTTTCCATTGCTAAAAGAGTTGATTGCACATAACTAGTTCCTCTATATTTACAACCATAAACATTACCATAACCATAAACATAGTTAGGATTACTAGAAACAACAACGTAATATGTTACTCCAAAACTCATATTAACAACAGTAGGTCTTCCTGTATATGCGGAATCATTAGGATCATTTTTCTTATTATGCCATAGTCTAACTAAATCGTATGCACTATCACCATTTCCATTAGCATCACTTAAAGATACTCCACCACCTACACCTATATTAACTTTTAAATGATAGATGTCTGCATTTTTGGCCCACCCAAAGGTTTTTCCTGCAACTGTACCTGAAGTATGTGTACCATGTCCGTCTGTGTCTTGATATTGAGTTCCTGGCCACGTACCACCTACTCCTGCGGCAGTAAACCAGTTAATTTCTTTTACACGAGAAACTCCGTTTTCATCTTGAAATTCAGGATGATTTTTTTCTATTCCTGAATCCATAATAACTACATCAACACCAGTACCATCTAAAACATAATCATAATCTCCACCTGGATCTGATTGACTTACTCCAAAATTATTAGTTTTAGAACAATGTCTTAATAATCCCCAATTTTGTTGATCACCAGTGTTTGAATTATCTTTACTAAAATTTCCACCTCTATATTTGTCAAATTTATAAGGAATATCTACTTTTAGTTCAACGTCTTTTATTCTTGGATCTTTTGATAATTTTTCAGCTTCATCATCTGTTAAATTATAATGTGTAAGTCTAGGATTTTTTGCTCTTATTTTAACTGTAGTTACAATTCTATCTGGAACTATATTTGAATCTATTGAACTGTCTGCAGAAGTATCTCTAGTAAGATCATTATGAATATCTTCCCAGTTGGCATTTCTTTTGTTTATGACGATATATTCTTTTTTTGTAGAATCGTTAGTTAACGGTGAAGGAACATTGTTACTTTTATGTTCTATTGGTTGCATTAGACAGCTCCGTTATCGCTTACATATCTCCAATTTGATCCATCGTAGTATGCTGGTTTGTAACTATTATCTGATACAGCAACCATTGTTCCAGCACTTGCAGTGAAAGTCGCTAATTGAGCCGCAGTTTTTCCAAGTAATTTTATTGGAGCATCTAGTATAACTTCACTAACTGGATCTAATGTGATAGTTGTTGGAGATGAAATTGTATATGTTCCTGCTAATGAAGAAGGTGCTGAAATAGTAGCTGTTTCTACACTATCAGCAATAATATTTGTAGCGGATAATGTATTAGTTCCTGAATCCCATGTTAAATCACTATCTCCAGCAAAAGCACCAGCATTATTATATTGAAGTTCTGTTGTATTACCACCTGGAGTACCTCCACCACTAGCTGTTGAAGTAATTGTAATTTCATCTGAACCTGAATCAGTTGTAATAGATATATTTGAACCTGCAACAAAAGTTAATGTGTCTGTTGATGAATCAGATACTACATTTGATTGTCCTGATACTGCAATAGTTGTAAAAGCATTTTGAACTACATTAGGAGATGTGTTTGTAATAGTTAAAGTGTCTCCTGCTATTGTTGTACCTACACCAGTACCACCTGATATTGTTAAAGTGTCTGTTGTAGTGTTTGCCGCTGTCGTTCCAGTATCAGCTGAAAAATTTTCCCATAAATTTTGAGTTACATTAGGTGAATCATTTGTAATAGTTAAAACATCTCCTGCTACAGCCGTTGATATACCAGTACCTCCAGCAATTGATATACTATCTGTTGTAGTGTTTGCAGTTGTAGTTCCTGTATCACCTGTTATAGTTGCCCATATATTTTGATCAACATTAGGAGCAGTATTAGTAAAAGTTATTGCATCAATACCGGCATCGGTAGTTATTTCTATACCAGCTCCAGCTCCAAAACCTACAGAGTCAGCATTAGAATCAGCAACTACACTAGTTTGTCCTGAAACTACTATTGTTGTAAATGCGTCTTGAACTATGTTTGGTGCAGAGTTTGTAACAGTTAAAGTGTCAGTAGCTGAATCAGTTGCTAGTGTTATTCCTGTGCCTGCTACTACAGTTAAAGTATCAGCTGTAGAATCTGCTGTTATTGTATTTTGTCCATTTACTACAATTGATTGAAATACATTTTGTGAACCTGATCCTGTGTAATTAATAGTTAAAAGATCATTTACAATAGATGTACTAATATCTGTTCCACCAACAATTCCTAAAGTATCAGTTGTAGAGTCTGCAGTAGTTGATCCTGTGTCACCAGATACCGTTTCCCATAAGTTTGGAGACGTACCACTATTTGTAATTGTTATTGTATCAGTAGGAGCATCAGTTGTTAATGTTATTCCTGTACCTGCAACTAAAGTTAATGTATCGCTTAAAGATTCTGCAACGACAGTAGTTTGTCCTGCAACTGCAACTGCACCAAAGTCATTTTGTGCACCTGCTTGTCCACCTGTGTATTCAACTGTTAAAGTATTACCACTCATTGAAGTAGTAATAGATGTACCACCTTCTATAGCTAAAACATCAGTAGCAAGAGTGGCTGTATAAGAACCTGTATCTCCTGTAACTTGTTCAAATAAATTTTGAGGAGTAGGTTGAGTAGAATTAATTGTAATACTATCTCCTACTGCATCAGTTGTTAAAGTAACATTTGATCCTGCTACAAAAGTTAAAGTATCTGAATTAGCATCTGCTTCAACATCTGTTTGTCCTGATACTGCAATAGTTTTAAACACATTAGGTATTGTTGCAGTATTTGAAATAGTTATTGTTTCTGAGTCAGGTTGAGTTATACCAATACCCGATCCTGCTGAAAATTTAACGTCTTCTGTGTAAGCACTAGAATTTGTTAATCTTAAAACAACATTACTACTACCATCTGTTGCCGCTCCAACAGAATAAGTTGTATTTGTATCAGTTCCTGTAAATGTTAATTCATTTGAAGTTCTAGTTATAGCAATATTACTTCCTTCTTTAAGTGTAATATCTTGAATAGCTTGTCCTGAACCTGTTAATCGAAGTAATTTTTCAGTTGCATCAGTTCCGTCACCTGCTGAAAATGTATATGTAGTATCTGTAAGTGGTACCCAGTTAGTACCATCATTTAATTCAAATTGGTTATTATTAAATCTAATTGATTCTGTTCCTGTTATAGTAACTGTAGTAGTACCTGTTACATCAGCAGTTGCAGTAGTAATATTACCTGCTCCAGCAATTTTTAATGTATTGTCTGGTAACATAACAGACGTAGCACTATCGTCACCTGCTACCATCCAATGACCGCCACCTCCAGTACTAACATAAGTTGTACCACCGCCACCTTGTCCAAGTAAACTTTGTGTATCTGTTAAATCACTAATATCTGCTGGTATAGTAGGTTTGTTTGAAAGATCCGCATAAGATCCAGTAAAAATATTTGAACCTAAACTTACACTCGTGGCTGTTATATTATTAACACCAATTAATGAAGAATTAGCTAAATCTAAATTATCGCCTATTGGCAATTCTTTTATTTTATTGCCATCCGATGTATCTACTACTAGTGGTATCCTATTTGCCATATTACTGTTTCACCTTTACTGTTCCGCTATCGTTCCATAATTGTCCAACTGCCAATCCTGCATCTGATGTAGGTAAATTTGACAACGTAACTGTTGAAGTTGTTTTTAATGTAGTGGTTTCAACTGGTCCAACAACTTTTCCATTAACTGCATCAATCATAACTGATGAGTCATCAGCAAATACAGAACCTTTAAAGTCTGTAACTAATGAGCCACCTTCTAATGCAATTATTCTAGTGTATGCGTCAGTAAAATTGTCGTTTACTTTTGTAAACGCCGTTCTTAACGGATCGCCATCACCTTTGTTTGCACTTGTACCTACATTTATAATTTGTTGTGCCATTATACTCTACCTACTACCATTTCTATTAGACCATTATTTGGATCCATATGGTCTTCTAATGCTTTACCTAATACTGTTCCAACTCTAGGATCAGGACTAGATGAAGCGTGTCCTCTAATACTACTTGTTACTAACATATCACCTTTTCTACACATTCCAGCAATTTTAACTTTAACTCTACCTTGTAAAGCAATTGGTGTTCCACCTTCTTGTGCTGAATTCATTAAGTATGCTGGTTTGTCTGAAACAACTCCAGCTACTCTTGTATCTTCAGATAATTGCGTAGTTGTAACTTCTTTATCTCCACCAAATATTACTACTGTACCCATGTCATAATTTTCATCTGCTATATAATTTTCTGCCAAGTCAGCGTATTGGGCCTTTGTTGCTGTTCCATCAAATACATTTGCATATACCGTATTATATTTTCTTTGTGAGTCACCAATATTAAATGTCATATTGGCATCACCAGGAACAATACCTTGTGTTGTAACTAATACTGGAACTGACCCATCAGCTACAATTGCCACTCTTCCTTCAGCACTATCATCAGTGTCTGACACGTATGCACTACTTTGACCTATAGCTATTCCTGTTGGATTAGCACCTTTTCCTGCGGATTCAATAAATTTAACGTACATATGATCCACTGCAAGAGCGCCATCAGTAGCACCTTGAGTATTACTTGCTGATGCATCTGCACCACCTATATCTAATCTTCTTCCAGGAAGTGAAGTAACTGTATTACCCTGTGTACTTCCTATACCAGTAGCAAAATCTATTCCACCAGGAGTTGTTATATTAAGTGTAGAAGCGGAACTATCTAATGCAAGATTACCATCTATTTTTAATCCTTGTAAATCTGTTACACCACTTGTATCTGTTTTAATTATACTATTAGTTTCTCCTGTTTTTGTAACGTTAGTAACTTTGTAAACACCAGCACTTGCTTTTATAAGTGCTTCACCAGGATCACTTGCGGCATCTAATTCTGTAGTAAAGTCTGCATCAACAATTGAACCACCTTGAGCGGCTATATCTGAAAATGTAACTGCACTTACGTCACCAGTACCAGAATCAGTTCGTCCATATGCTTCATATTGATCTAATTGTGGTAAGTCAGCAAAGTCTATACCTGAAGAAGATAATTCAACCCAACCATTAGTAACTGTAAAGTCACCTGAATCAAAACTTGCAAGTCCTAAATCTGCTTGACTAATTCCTGTAGCATCTGCTCTTGAAGTTGCGGCATTCATATTCAACTTACTTTGAGCTATTGCGGCATCTGATTTAATATCTGCATTAATAATTACATTTGATGCAATATTAAATGTAAGTTCAGTTTGTGTTGCAGTTCTATTTGCAGTCATTTCTACATCTGAAGCTGTAACAACTGCATTACCCATTTCATTTATTGCAGTATCTATAACTTGAGCAGTAACTCCACCGCCAGTATCAATTGTATCTGCTGTAGTAAATTGTGTAGGACTAGATGTCCATGTGTAAGTAATTCTTGTGGCATTAACCGCTCCAGGCAATACAAGATTTTCTAAATCTACAATTGTTCCTGTTGCACCAGTTACTGATCCTGTAAAAGTATCACTAACTGCAAAATTTCCACCAACTGCTGGTGCAGTATACATTCTGTATTTGCCATTGAATATTAAAAGTTGTGCTTCAGCTAAATTTCCAATATTAACGTTTCTAATATTTTCTATTTGATCTGTTTCGTATATAATATTATCTACATAACTTTTTGTAGTTGCATCTTGAGCCGCAGTCGGATCTGCTAAACCTGTTAATTTAAATCCACCAACTGCCATGTGATTTGTAAATGGAATAGAACCGTCTCTAGCAATAGCACCTGCTCCAATTGGATTACCTACTAAAGTATTTGCATGGTCAAAACCTAATCTTCTATTAACATATTCTCTAACAGCTGATTCTGTTGGTACACTATCAGTAGAATTGTCTACCATTGAACCATCTGTACTAAATTCTGCTACAACAACACCTCTTTTAAATCCTATACCATCTAAATTACTAATTGCAATTGCCGCCGCAAATGAAACTGTTCCTGTTGCTTGATCAACTGTGAAATATTTTCCTACTCTAAAGAAACCATCTTGGTCAGTACTAACATAGTAAACTCTACCTTTTAATTTTTCAACAGTTTCATTAGTTTGAGATGACGCCGTTGTTGCATCACCATAAATTACATTAGGGAAGTTTGTAGTATTAAAACCACCTGTTCCAATATCTAAGAAATCATGATTTGATGCTCTTGCTGTTGAAACAAATACAGTAATTGAAGCTGGTTCAGTAGATGTTAAACCAACTCTAAATGTTGGAGACCCAGAACTTCCAGTGTATCCTGTCATTGGACTATGAATTCCTGCGCCTATTGGAGTAGGATTAATATTTGATACATCTGTAATTTCTACTGTAGCATATGTTGTTCTATCTACGTAATTTGCAACTTTGTGAGTTTTACCATCCCAACCAAATGTCATATCGCCATTGTTTAATCTTGTAATATCTCCTGCTTCTGGAATTTTGTTAATTGCAATTACAACGTCACCGACTGTATGACCCATTGTTGTTCCTGAACCAGCATGAGTATTATTTTGTGCTTCAGTTTCATTAAGAGTCATCTTAACATAATCGTAAACGTCATCAAAAGCAATTAAGGCAGTATTAGCCGGTAAAGCCGCACCAACTGGATTTGATGTTGAATAAGAAATACTTCTGTAAGTTATAGTACTTGTTTCATCAAATACTATAGCAGTTGTTGGTTTAGAAGGTGCTGTATTATTAACATCACTAAAGACGAATTGAGAATTTGCTCTAATTGTTAATGTTTGATCATCTGCAAGAGCGGCTTTTAATCCTGTTGTAGATGTTTCGTTTTTACCACTTGTTCCTAAATTAATTTTGTAAATTGTTGAATCTCTAGTACTTGCTGGAGCAACTTCGGCAGATGCTTCTACAGTTGTAACTTCATATCTTGTAACACCTATTGCACCACCGTGATCTATTTCAACTTCTGAATTATTAGTAACAACAGTATCTAAATCATAAACATAAATTGATAATCCACCACTAGGATGAGTTAAATTTACTCCGTCATCGCGAACTAATGCCGCTTGAACCATATCTTTTGTTAATGTTATAGGATCAATTGCTTCGTTTGGATCACTACCTGCTGAAACAATTCCGTATGTTCCGTGACAACAAGAACCGTTTAATGATCTAATTTTTCCACCGCTGTTGGCAAAGTATGCCGTTTCGCAAAAATAAGTGAAACAGGATACTAATTCTGTTAATGCACTATTATTAACAACAAAGCCATAACCTAAATCATTTACTTGAGTAAATGCGTGTGCTAAAGCTGATCTATTACCTGCTGTTTGTATTTCAATACTAAAAGGTGTTGCTTCAGAAAATCCATTACCATCATTAGAAGAACTATCAAGAAGTAATTGAGCTGTTCCATTTGGTCCATCATAATTTTTTATTGCATTAATTTGATATCTATTACCTGCAATATAAAAAGGACAAGGTGTTTGAGGTTTTCTAATTCTTAAACCTGTTCCTGCATCACTTGTTACGTCTAATGTAAATGCATTAACCACGTTAGTTACTTTTGTAGGTAAATTACCTGCGAATGCATCAATATACATTCCACCGCTAAATGTTTTAGCATTTTTAGATGCAGAATAACAAGCCGCGTCAAATGTATAAGGTGATTTAGTATAAACTGCTCCTTCAGGATCTAATACTTGAGAGAAGCCTCCATGATTTTGAAATGTTATATTTTTTATAATACTAGAATTGTTTACTAAAAGAACATCTAGGTCTTTATTGTTTTTAGGAGTACTAGCAGAATTTGTCGAATCTGACAAATAATGATAACCATAATTTTGTGTTGCAATTGTTAAACCATCAAATGTTGTATCTCTATAAAAATACATTCGTACCCAAGGAGATTCTGATACTCTGTCTTTTGGTCTAATAATAACTCTTCTAAATTCATCTCCTTGTAAGGAAACGTTTTCAGGTAATTTGATTGGATAATCTTCGTAATATACACCTGATTCAACTTTAATTGCTATGTGCTTATCTCTAATTGGTTGAGCAAATTCCATTTCTTCACTAATGGAGAACATTTTAGGTTCTAATAAATCAACTTCAATTGTATCTGCTGATGCACCTGCAGTTACAGAAACCACTCTACCTATTGCTTTAGAAGTTTTACCTCTAACAATTTTTCCAGCAATTAAATCTGGTTGACTTAACTGATTGGCATCTAATCTTCCTGTGCTACCATTATTAAGTGTAAGACTAATTGTACTACCATCAACAAGAGCTGGAGCCGTGCTTAATCCATTAGTAATAATACCTTCTATAATTGTAAATTTTGCTTGAGCAGATGCTAATCCATTTGCATCTACTGTTTGTCCATTATCAATTGTTTGTCCGTAATTTGTTTGATATAAAGTTCCTGGTGCTGTATTTGTTAAAACATTGTTTGTTATTGTTTTAGCATAACCAATTGCCGCCAATGTATGAGCTTTTTGTGTAGTGATTGCATATAATCCACTATTACTATTATAAAATCTTTCACCACATTGTACAGATTGATAATTTGCATTTAAACCGTTTAGTATATCTATAACTAAACCATCAAGCATATAACCTAAATCTCTAATACATAAATTTCTAAAGTTTGTGTGAGTTGGATATTGATTTTCTGTATAAGCAATTGCTTCTTGAATTATAAATTGTCTATTAGCTTCAACTAATATTTTTACTGCTGTATAACCACTACTGTTTGTTACACCTTGAGTTAATACTGTAGAATTATTTGCTCCACTATTATATGTAAGAGTTTGTACCCAAGGACCTGGTTCAAACGGAGCAGTTTTCATTATTTCTTCTGCTCTCTTACAAGCCGCACCTACAGTAGCATAAGCATAACTAGAAGATCTTCCCCATCTGTCTTGAGGTATTCCAGTCATTGAATCATCACCGCTAGTGTTTACATATATGTTACTTTTAGAATGTTCTGCCGCTTCATCTACATAAAATTTTGTTGCCGCTTGTAAATCACCATCTCTAACAGCGTCTTGAATTTTAGGTACTACACTTAAACCATTTGTAGTAATATCAACAATAGTTGCAACTAGCGAAGTTATTTTTGTAGTAGCACCTGCTTCTGCAGTTTTAGTTTTATAAACCTGAGTTGTAACTACTGGACTTTGATTTGTTGAAAGTGCAACTTGTGGTAAGATATTTGTATTAATAAAATCTCTTAATTTATTATTAACTGCTGTTGCGTATGCAATTTCTCCACTACCTAATTGAGATGAAGCACCTTCCCAATAATATTTTGAAGTTCTTATACTTTCTGAATTACCACCATATCTTATATCATGTGCTAACGCATCAATATTAAATTTTGTATCTCTTTCGCATTTTTCGTGACGTGTTGCATTATGAATTCCTGGATTGTTAGCATCAAACCAAGACATTACTTCATCTGCTAAAAATTCTTTATTTGCTTCTATTAAAGTTGCCGCGTCTGGATATAATGCTCCTAGACCTGCCATTGCTCCTGGGTGGTCGTGTAAATTAAGAGCACCTGCCATACTGTCACCTTGTCTACGGACAACAGATTTTCTAGGAAGTGCTTCTGAACTTAACCAATTTCCATATAAAGCAGTATCTAATTCAGCATCAGTTATAGTTTGAGTACCTGTACCTCCACTAGCTACAATTTTAACTCTTGTACCATCATTATCATTTGTTGCTTCTGCTTGGCTGGCGTGTAATGAAAGAGTACTTCCATCTACATATCTAATATAATAAATTGTTCCTGATGTTAAATTTACTGCATCATTTCCTGTTGAATTATAAATGAAAGCTAATCCATTAGATCCTGCGTCAAAACCATGACTAGCTATTGTAAGGTCACCACTATTATAAGCAGTAATTGTTAATGTATATTCTGTAGTATCTGCGGGTTCTGATCTAACTCTTAATTGGCCCGATGCTCCACTAGGGCCTCCTGAAACTTTTAAATATCTTTGGTCGGCATATTGTTTTGTAATTACAAGATCATCTATAGTAATATTTGAACCATGTGTTGTATTATAATCTGTTACTGCCGCATCTGTTACTTTTACATTACCTATTGCGAAATCATTTCCATTTAGTGGTCCACCTAAAGATGGTTGAGTGTCTGAGGCAACTGTTGCACCTGTACTGTTTAAAATAATTTTAGTTGCATCACTGGCTGTATCGATAGCCATTCCTGTACCACCAGTAAGCTGTCTCATTTCGATAGCATTGCCGGCATCATTTGTTATTGGAATGTGTTTGGAACCTCCAAGTGTATCAGGAGTATCACTTAATGATGTAAATGTTACTTGACCACCTTGTCCGAATACTGCATATAGTTCTGTAAAGTTTTCATTCGATTTACGAAATGCGTCTCTTATCGCATCACCCGTACCATCGTTACCTTCTATACCTATATTAATAATCTGTTTAGCCATTTACCTTATCCATATCAAAAGTTATAGATTCTCCACAACCACATGACGATTTAACTTTTGGACTTGTAATATCAAAATGTGAACCCCATACTTCTGATACAAAATTTAATTCTGATCCAAGTAAAAACATTATACTTGTTGAATCTACTAATAATTTTCCACCAGTAAATTCAATTAATTCGTCACGCTTGTCAATTTCGTTCTTTTCTGCAAAACCCCAGTCATAGGAAAAACCAGCACATCCGCCGCCTTTAATTCCTAATTTTACTGCATACTTGTTATTCTTTGAACAAAGTTCTTTAATTTTCTGTTCTGCAGATTCAGTAAGTGTTAATATCGCCATCTTTTATGTTTCCTGTTAACGTTATTTATGGCAAATTCATTAATCCTAATGTAAATAATAACATATGTTTATTAGTGAAGAAAAAATAGTGACTTGGGCTGAAAGAACAAGTAAATTAGGTAAAAAACACAAATGTAAAAGAACAAAAACAGTGTATTCTTTTAAGTGTGATTCTTGTTCAAAAATGTTCTCTAGACTTAAAGGTAGTATAGAGGTGAAACGATTGTCTAATTTTTATAAACACGTATGTAATGAATGTAATCCTAAGAAATTTGCTCAACAGCAAGGCGTCAAGCAAAGAAAAATACTAGATATGCCTGTATCTAGTAAAAAACGTATAAGCGATTTTTAATTATTATTTTTTCTTTTTAAACCAGTTAAAAGGATTAAGTAAACCAGCTAAATCTTCAACTTTTTCGTTTACCCACCATCCTACAACAAATCCAACTATAAATGCTATTGTTAAAAACATATTTGTCTCCTTGTACTATATTTATTTCCAATTCTCTTTACACCATGGATCACTACACACTTTAGGATTAGGATCTCCATGGAATACTGCTATGCTTGTTTCTCCGTGTATTGTAGGGTGACCAGCGGCTTTAAAATCTCTAATTCCGTCTGGACGTCTAATTAATGGAGGTCTACCTCTCATTTCCCATTTATAACTCATTATCCATTCGTCGGGCCAGAATTCAAAATTATTTTTTACATTGGCAAATAACCAATCTTGATCACCATGAAATCTTCTTGCAGTATGTCCTGCGTCTTTTATAAATTCATTATAAACTTGTGGATGTTGTCCTGTTTGCCATCTAACAACACTTGAATTAAATCTGTTCCAATCTTTATTAGTAGACCTATTAAAATCTCTTACAACACAAAAAGAACCAGGCTTATAATGAAAAAGTTTATCTATATTTTTAAATATTATTACATCTAAATCAATATAAAGAACTGTACTATGTTGTAGTTGAGGTAATAAAGGATTCATTAACAAAGGTTTATACCACCAACCTGATATTTTAGGATATGCAGTAGGCAACTCTACAACTTTTATATCATTTACTAATCCTGCTTTATCTTCAGTAAAACAAATAAATTCATGTTCAACTGTACAAAATCTTTTAATCATACTATGTAAAATATTCACATAGTCTGGTCCGTATTTGGTTCCATGTTTAAGACAAATAATTTTATTCATTAAATTTTACCATTTTTTAATATTTTTAATTTTAAGGTTTTTAATACCTTTCCAACTTGGGGGTAATTCAAAATGTTCATCTACCCAGTAATTAAATTTTATATTTGAAAAGTGTTCAAATATTTTTTTATTTTGATATATCCAATAACGTGGATCTACAGGATCAGTATCGGGATCATTATAACTTAGAGTGCCTTTATAAACATTATTTACTTTTCCATCCTTGCCATAGAGGTCATATCCTATAATATCTAATTTTCCTTCATTACAATTTTCTATACCTACTAAAAGTGCATATTGCCCTGCTCCCCAATGCATAGGCTGGTCAGGTCTATCTTTTCCTTCATAAAATAGTTTTGGTACTTCAAAAACACCTGTATACATATCAAGCCAATCGGGCCTAGTGTATATCATGGCGTGTTTGGTGTTTTCGTGACCTATTGATTCTCTGAGCATTCTTCTGTCGACACATACTAAATGGTCCACTATACAATCTCTAAAGACAGCATTACAGCCAACTATTTCAGATTGGATGCTATTTAATTTGATTGATTTTCTGCTTTCGCCGTTACCTATTATTACCATGCTTAAATATCGTTGTTATGTGTATTTACAACCATATCCAGAATTGGATACAATCAATTGGCACACCTACTAAAAAATTAGACGGTCATTCTGTTTGCCCATATGCTAAAAAGGCAGAATGGGATTTAGTTATTTGTAAGGAAGATGTTTTAGCAAATTGTTTTACTTTTGTTAGTAATAAACACTTAAAAAAAGAGGTTACAGTTTTTATATTTGATGATGACCTTTCTAAATTTCAATTAAAGTATTTGTGCGAATTGCTTAATTCAGAATTTTCAAAATATGTGTTTTATCCTGATCATCGTAAAAGAAAAACTTATGTAGGGGAAGCAATATCAAATAATGGAAAGTATAATGTTGTATTAGCACAAAGAAGAAAAGAATTAGAAAAAGCAAGAACTAAATTAAAAGAAACCAATTATTACTCATTTTGGAATAAAAAATACCTTAAAGAAATTTTAAATGCATAACTTATTTTTTAAGTTTTTTATGCTCTTTTCTTCTTTCTTTTTTAGCTCTAATTAAATCAACTTTAATACTTTTTAATTCTTTTGTAATTTCCGAAAATTTAACAATAGCATATTTTTTTAATTTTACAAAGTTGCGTACAGTACCAACTACCCACCACCACCATATTCCGGCAATTAAGGCAAATAAAATACATATTAGCCCTAGTGTATAATCTAATAATGTTTGAAAGTCAAATGCGACTACTAGTAAAACAATAACAAGTGCAATTAGTGGCCCTATTTTAGCCATCCAACTCCAAAGGTTAATTTGATTTTCTAGTCTCCGATAGTGCCGAAAGATTTCCATAAACCAGGTGTTCCTGTTTTTGTGCATACCCAACCGATAACGTTACCTGGAGTAGGATTGCTATTCCAAGTAATATCTCCTTGAGAATGTGCGCCTTCTGTTGGTGCTTCAGTACCTGTGTGGAATCGTTTGCCTTGAAATCTTATTGGACCGTCTACATCTAATGATATGTTATCTGCAAGTTGATTAACGCCTATACCAACTTTACCGTAAACGTTCATTTTCATTTGGCCACCTAGTGTTCCAATTTGAACATCACCGTGTGCACCAATTGTTATTCTGTCTGTTTTATCTGTTTGAATTTTTAAAGAAGCTGTTGTATAAGTTCCTATTTCTGCATTGTCTTCGTTTGGTTGTACTCTAAATTCTACATCATTAGAAGAAACTGATAATTGACCATTAGGAAGATCAGTTCCTACACCAAGTCTCATAAAGCCTGCATCGTAGAAAACAAATGAATCTAAGTTAACATTACCATTAACTGCTAATCCTTCAAGAACGCCTACTGTTTTAAGATTAGAACTTTTAATTGTTGGTCCTAAACTAGTTGCATTTATTACTTCTGTATTATCTATAGAATAACTAGCGTCTTTATGTAGGTCAATACTATTGCTACTCCAAATTCTGTCAGGGTTTCCTTGGAAACTAAATGTTTTAGTATTCCCATATCCACTCCATTGTAGCCCTTTACCGTATATGGCATTGGATTCAGTACCTTTAAAATTGATTGATTTATCTACATTTGTTACTGTAGGAGCTTCATCTACAGAGGCAGTTATATTCTCTATAGCATTACCCAATGTAACTAGTCCAGCTTTAACGGAAATTATGTCTTCTCGTATACTCATATGCAATTATTTATCTAATAGCTCGAAGTAATATAACGTCTGGATTAATACGTCCATTTAATTTTAGGCCCATAGCTTTAATATCATCAAGGTCTTCTTTTAATTTAGTTTTAGGCCCTTTTATAAAGTGTGGTAGCTGTTCTGGGGGTTTTCTGAGTGTTTTTTGTACACTAGCTTCTTGATTAAACCTAATTACCGATGTACCTTTTACACCTAATCCGGTACCTTCTCTTTCTTGCCCTTGTGGGTCAAATACAGATGTTACGTAGTATCCTAGTTTTCTAGTTTTAGTATTATAAACCCATAGTTCTTCACAACCTATAATTTCTTCTGGATTAATACTAATCAATTTAAGTCGGTCATCTTCACGTTTATATTTTAATTTTGAAATTGCTTTTGTTTTATTAACGGGCTTTCTTTTCCTTGATTTTCTATTAGCATTAGCTATATCTATCATATAATCACAAGCCTTGAATATATGTTCGTATGTTTTAATGTGTAATTGTAATTCTTCTTTACTAAATTCGTTATATGATTCTACCAATTGTTGGTCATCATCATTGAGTTCTTCGAATGGTTTCTTTTTTGCTTTAAGATAAAAAAAGATTTCATCGTATTGTCCTTGATATAATTCTTTAAGTTTTCTTGCGTGTTGACCTTTTGTTTTTTCCTTTTTAAGATACTCTATTAATTTGTAGTTTTCAGGATTAAACTTTTCTGGTTTCGCAACTAATCTGTCCAGCCATTGTTCTATTGGCTGTGAAATTTGTCCTACTCTCTGTGCGACTCTTTCTTGAATTGATACCTTATTATCGTCTGTTTTAGTTGTCATGCTATATTTGTTATATAGTCATTAGTTATAAAAATCAACGATTTAAGGAAACCAGACTGGTGTTTTTGGTTTTTTTACTTTGATAGGTTTGATAGGAATTGTGCCTTTTTTACGTCCGCCTTTATTTCGATGTATCCTTCTTGGAGTCTTGTTGAACATCCTTTTTTTGAATGCCATGTTGTTCTATCCTTTTAGCTTTAATTATTCTCTCCCACACTTCTCTAGTTGCTGTCATCATAACTGCACTATTTTTTAATAAACTTTCGTATCTAGATCCGTTTATCATATTAGATAGATACCAACCAGCAATCATACCTAATCCAAATATTAATATTATTCCTATTAAAAGTGGATCCATTTAAATTTCATGTGCCCCTGGTTTATGTTTATTAATATCTTTCTTGGGCATTAATTTAACTCGTCTTTCTGCTTCATGAACTATTTTATGAATATCTGTAACACCTTTTTCTTTCCAACCTTTTGCTTTCCATTCTCTTCTAATGTTTGCCATTTCTCTTCTTACCATTGTTTGATGATCTGCTTCATCCATACAAAATTCCCATTCTTCTTTTTCTTCTTCTAAAGTTTTTACTTTAGGTTCTTTACGTCCCATAGCAGGATGTTCTAATTTTTCGTATTTTAATTTAATGTCGTCACTCATTACATTTTCTCTCCGGGTTTAAATCCTCTAAATCTTAAAAATCTAGGAAATCTTAAACTCCATTCATTTTTAGTTTCTTGATTTTGTGTAATTGCATCTGCTCTTACTTCTACTATTTGACCAATTAATTTTTCTTTTGCTTTCCAAAATTCTTCTCTATTTTCATCATTTAATCCAGAACCTACATTAGTTTTAATAAACTTGCCATCGTCTTTACCTTCAACAATAAGTGCTCCAAGTTTACCTACATTTTTACCTGTACCTTCTTCAGTACCAATTACTTTTAATGATACTTCAATAAATGGTTTTAATTTTAACCAAGACGTCGTTCTTTTACACTCATATGGTGCCTCTAGGTCTTTTATCATGATACCTTCATATCCCCCGTCTACTGCCCTCTTATTAATCGTTGTGTACGTCTTTTGCCCTTCTTCTGTGTCCAAGTCAACAATTTCATGATCTAATACTTCTATAGTTGTTAGACTTGCCTTGTGTTGTTCGTACCAAGCCTTAACCATTTCTGTTCTATCCTTTTGGCTTTTGTTCCAAATACCTTTTTTGAAATCTGCTAATGGTATAAAATCAAATAAATGTAGTTTAGCATCTTTGGCAGTTGCAGAACTTTTTCTATGAATTTGTTTCATTAAGTCTTGAAAGTTATCACTCATAACTTCACCATCTAAAATTAATGGATAAGGTGGAGGAGAGTTTTTAACTACTTCACTTATTTCTTTTGCAATATGTCCAAAGTTGTTTAGTTCTTTTCCATTTCTACTAAACATATCAACTTTACCATCTGGATATACAATTGATACAACTCTAGCACCATCTAATTTAACTTCTAACATTTTCTTACCAGTAAGTTTCTTGTCGTGTTTTGCAGAGTCTTGTGCTAGTTGACAAGTGAATACTGGAATCATATATTGTTTAAATTTGTTTTTCTTTGCAACATTGTTTACAGTTTTTTCTGTAACACCACATCTTAAATCTTTAATTAGAATTCTTCTATAAAATCCATTCCATTGTTCTGCGGTTGCTGAACTCATTACAAGTTTAATTGCATCACGAGCCGCGTGTCCTGTAAGTTCTCTATTATAAAGTTTTTCAGCTAGTTCTTTAAAAACTTCCCATTTACAACCCTGGGCAGATACAACATCGTCTTTAGTAGGTACTTGTTTAACTCCAAATGTGTATAGTTTGTCTAAACACATTTTTAGACCTTCAAAGAATTCATCCAATCCTTCTTTCATTGCATCTAAAACTATTGCTTCTTTTTTAAGTCTAGAATTATCTGCTTCTAGTTTTGCTATTACTTCTTGTGGTTGTGTTCTCATATTACCTCGGTTTTAAAATTGTATTTTCAGCCATCGCTTGCCAATTATCTGGAAAACTTTTAGCCAAGTCTGCCACTTTAAGAACAGTTCTAAGACTTACTTCTCTTAATCTTCTTTTGTGGTTTTCTATCCATTGTATTATTTCTTGCTTAACCTCTTCTGGTAAAGCATATTCATTTAACATACCGTCTCCTACGATTTGTTTAATTCTTAAGATTTTTTCTCTCATAGTATCGATTGTTAAATCTATATAATGACATCTAGATTCTAATGCATTTAAATGGTCTCTTAATTTTTTAGATTTTACATTATCAAATTTAATATTAGTAATGAATATAGCAGAACCTTTAAATTCAAAATGATCTGGTACATTCTCTCTACGTAGTGTATGTGAATCTGTATTCCAACATATTCTTCTAGTTCGTTTAGAATCCAAAGCCGCTTTTAATAAGTTTAATGACAAATCATCTAATAAAACACTATCACAGTCATCAAATACAATTACATTATCTTTATCTTGAAAATTATATAATTTAACATATAATCCAATTGCACTCATGGCACCTTTAACTACTTCATATTTCTTTTTGGTTTCTCCTAATGTAGATACAACTCCATATCTTTCTAAAACTTTTTCAACACCAAATGATTTACCAACACCTGGAGGTCCTGATACTATCATTGCTCTGATGTCTCCTTTTTTAGTTGCTTTAGTCATTGAATCTAAAATTTCAAAACGTTTACGCATTCTTTCAACGACTTCTTCATCAGTTTCTTCTTTACTAGTTTCTGGTGGCTTATCTCTTAATTGGTTTTCATTATCCAAACTAATTCTTATGTGATCTTTTGTTGCACCAGGATATTGTGTGAGATCGTCTATTTTTACTGTGATGAATCCACCTTCTTTATGTGGATATGGTTGGTAAGGTTTAACTAATTTAAAAGTTGTATTTTCAACTTTTCTATTTCTATAACTTCCTTCTAAAACGTATATTTGCCTTTTCATTTTTATTATTATTGCCCTCTCTGTTGCCTTTTATATAATAATACTACCAAATAGTCAGAAAGTCAATAGCCTAAGAAGTCAAGTAATTAGCGGGCCATTCGTCATAAAAATAGGGCCAAAATGAATTCAGCCCTATTTAATATCAGAACTAACAGAGTTCTATTTGATTAAGCCTTGTGCTAATGCCTTGTAACCTGCACCTATTACTCTTTTAGATGCTTTACCAGTTCTATAAACTTTTGATTTAGAACCTTTAGGACCTTTATTTAGAAATACTGGAGTTCCTGCAAATCTTAGTGCTTGTATAACTGCACCTGGATTTCCTGCACCATATCTATTTGATATTGTTGCAGATGTAAGAGCTTTTCCATTTTCTAAAGCACATTTTACTTTTTCTTGTATTGTACTTGTCATTGAGATATCTCCTTAATAATTAATAATTGTCAATGTTATTACTATAATAAATGAATTAGGTTGTAATGTCAAGTATGCTTGACTACCAAATTTGATTAAGAGAAGAATTTGGATAACTATCAAAAATTTTCATATCGCAATTTAAAACAGTAGCAACTAAATGTATTCTATCTTCTTCTCCACCGTTAAATGCGTTATGATATTGTGTATTATTAGTAACCCATACAGATCCATCTGCTGGCATATGATGAACTACATCACCAATACACATACGAGCACCAAAATTTGTTATAATAGGAATATGTATTCTAGGTTCTGGATCCCTATGCCAACTTAATGTTGTACGTGGCATTTTCCAAAGTAATCTAATTCTACCCAATTTATATTTGGTTGTTAATTTATCATATACTTCTTTAAAATAAGTATCTTCAAATAGCTTAACAAATTCTGAATATTGTGATTCATTAATGGGTGCTTCTCTTTCTACTTCTTTATATGTACTGTCTGGTTTTGTCCAATATAGACCTCTAACATTACCGCCTGTAATTGAATTTTGATCTCCGGGTATTTGTGTTAAACAAATTGCAGTAAGGTCATTTTTTCCTAATGGGGATTGTCTTGCTACTCGTGAATCTATTTCTTTAACTGCATCTTGCAGTTTTTTAATATCAAAACAAATGTCTTGATCTCTATAAAATCCTTTTGGCATTACTCTGGTTGATTATTTGTAAGTCCAAATTTGATACCTTGGGCCAAGTTTAATTCTCTACCATAATTAATTGTTACAGTAGTTCTTCTCATATATTGTTTCCAAGCATCAGAACCTGATTCTCTTCCTCCACCTGTATCTTTTTCTCCACCAAATGCTCCACCTATTTCTGCACCAGATGGACCAATATTAACATTAACTATTCCACAGTCTGAACCTACTGCTGAAATAAATTGTTCTGCTTCATTTAATTTTTCTGTGAATATACATGAACTTAATCCTTGTGGCGCACTATTTTGCATTTCAATTGCTTCGGGTAATTTGTCATATTGAAATGTGTAAACTATAGGAGCAAATGTTTCTGCCATAGCTAAATCTTCATCATGAACATTATTTTTAGGTTCTATTAAGCACGGTAAAACATAATTCTCTCTATGTTCTTCGTGTTTAGGAGCCTTTGTAGGTTTAGCTAGTTCACCGCCCCATACATCATAACCTTTCATTCTAGCTCGTTTTATTACTTTTTGCATTTTATCAACTGCTTCTTTAGAAATCATAGGTCCTAAAACATTATTTTTGTCTAAAGGATCTCCCATTGCAAGGCCACTCCATTGACCTTTAATTTTACCTATCATAGCCGAATATATATTTTTTTGGATATAAAGTCTTCTTAATGACGTACATCTTTGTCCTGTAGTTCCTATAACACTAAAAGAAATAGCTTTTGCGGCAAGATTTAAATCTGCGAATTGAGTTACTATTGCGGCATTGTTGCCTCCTAGTTCATACAATCCTTTACCCATTCTTGCGGCAACTTTTGGTGCTAATGATTTACCCATTTCACAAGAACCAGTTGCACTTAATAATTTAATTTTTTTATCTTCTGCTAACCATTCTGCAGGTTCGTTGCCTCCTTCTAAGATTAACAATAAGTCTTTTGGATCTATTCCTAAACTATCAACATATTTGCTTTTATAATCATTAACTGCGTCATCAAATATTTCTTTACATCTATATGAGATTTTTATTGTTTTAGGAGATGGTTTCCATACAACACTATCGCCACATACTATTGCTAAACAAAAATTCCAGGCCCACGGAGCCACTGGAAAATTAAAGGCAGTAATACAACCAACTACACCTAACGGATGCCACATTTCTTGTAGTCTATGATTAACTCTTTCTGAAGACATTGTTAATCCATATAATTGTCTTGATAAACCTACAGCAAAATCACACATATCAATAGCTTCTTGTACTTCACCTATTCCTTCAGCTATTGGTTTTTTACTTTCTATAGTAACACCTTTACCTAATTCGTTTAAATGTTCTCTTAATTTAAGACCAAATATTCTAATTAAATTTCCACGTTTAGGTGCTGGAACTTTTTTCCAACCTTTTTGGACCGCAGTTGATTTATCAATTAATAAATCGTATTCATTTTTTTGTATCTCTTCCATTATATATTCTCCTTAAAATAATTTACCTAGCAATTTAAGTCCATACAATATACCTATAACAGAAAGAGCACCTGTTATACCTTGGTCTATAAATGCAAGTATTGAACCAACAATTAATAACGCATAGAACACATAAGTTTTCCAGTTCCAAACATAATAGAACCAACCGTGGTCTTTCTTTGTAGGTCCAAAATC